TAGGCCCGGTTCAGATCTTGCTGGCGGCGCGCGCCCTCCACGTAGTTGCCGAACTGCACGCCACGGAACCCGAACGCATCCTGGAACTGCTCGGGCGTCACGTCAGCGCCCTTGCGGTAGTCCTCGCCAATGCGCGGCGCGTTCTGGGCGCTGCGCACGGGCGGCACGGCCTTGTACTTGGCCAGCAGGTCTTCCAGTTCGCTCTGGTGGGCGGCCTTGTACTCGCGCGCCGCCTTCAGGTCGGCAAAGCCCGCCTTCAGCTCGGCCACCTTGCGTCCGATCTTCTTGCCAATGAAAAACTCGCGGGCGCCGCCGGCGCGCTTGCTGTAGATCTCGAAGGTGGCGCCCTTCGTGGGCGCCTGGTCCTCGGCCAACAGTTCGGCGGCGCGCTGCTTGAAGGCAGCAATGGCCGCCTCGCGCGTGTCGCCCTTGGCCAACTCGCGCGGCCAATTGCCGAAAGCGCTGCCCTTGGCCTCGCGCGAGACGCTCCAGATGACGCGCGGCGGGTTGTACTCCACGCGGTCATACATCGAGTAGCGCTCCTCTGAAATGTCGATGCCTTTAAGGGAGCGCTCATGGCCCATGGCCACGTACAGCGCCGCTTTGTTCGCCACGTCACGGCTGCCGGCGCGCTGCATGGCGTCCTCGACCGTCTTGATGTCCATCCGGCCGGCCAGCACGTCCTCGGCGAAGCCGCGCAGCGCCTCGACCTTCGCCGCCCAGCCATTGAGCTTCCAGGCCGATTGCGGCTTGTTCGGCACGGCCTCGCGCAGCGCGCGCGCCAGCGATACGGCCTCCACCGGTGCGCCGCCCTCCAGCAGCTTCAGGTAGTCGGGCTCGAGCCAGGTCTTGGACAGCGGGTGCGCCTTGGTGTCCAGTTCCTTGGCTTGGGCCATGCCGTCGGCATAGGCCTCTGCGTAGAGCATCTTTCGGGCGCCGTGCAGGGTCTCGCCAAAGTCATCGATGCGGGCGGCGGGGCGTGGTGCTGCTGCGCCCGGTGTGCTCGGGCCAGGCGCATTCGAATTTGCTGCTGATCTTGTAGCTGCTTGCGCTTTACCATCAAGCGCTGCAGCCTCCCAGTCCATCATTGCAACCTTGGCGACTGCGGGCGCGATCCTGCCCACGGACTCGGCATTCTCGACCGGCTTGAAGCGCGCCAAAACCTCGCCATCAGGGGATCGGCCATGGTCCGCAGCCATCGCCTCGATCACGGAATGTGCGGCGCCATCAGCGCGCCGGATCACAGACACGCGCCACGCATACACCGTGCCCTTGTCCTTGGGCAGCCCCAGAGACTGCGCATTTGCAGCAGTCAGCTTCGTCCTGGTCGTGATGACGCGCGACGAAACCACCTGCCCATCGCCCGCGTCCACGGGCGCACTGGCGCGATACGGCACATCGCCGAATACAGGGATGGAGACCGTAAAGCGCGCACGCCCATCGTCGCCTGTCGCTGTCTTTGCCGGGCGATCCGCGCCCTCCCCAACTACACCGCCAGCCGGTTGGCCGGCGCCACCTGCATCAGGTACAGCCGTTCGCACAGCGGCGCCAGGCTTTGCGGTACCGCTTCCTGCCCGCTGTCCAGTACCGACAGCAGGTGCCGCGCCTGCACCCGGTCCGCCTGCCCCGTCCTGCGCAGGATCAGCAGCGCCTGGTGCGCGCTCATCTGCCAGCCGTAGATTTCGTGGGGGTACAGCATCGGGGGCTCCTGTAGTTTCCGCACGGCCAGGAATCGCATCCTGCAGCCGCTGCAGCGCCACCACATTGGCGCCCTCGCGGGCCTTGGCCTGTTCGTACCCGGCCCATGCAGCCGCGCTGCCAGCATCGCTGAACGTCGGCGCCCAACTGATGGGCTGGCCGCCACTCGGTCCTGACTTCACGGCTGGCAGCCAGCGCCCGTCATCTGCGCGCGTTGCCGCGCTGGGTGGGTACGGGCCGTTGGCCTCGTGCAGGTTGGCAAGGTTCGCGCCGCTGGGCACGGCCACGCTACGAGCATCCGCCGCATCAATCTCGGCCACCACCTGGGCCAGGCGCTTGCCACGGGAATCGAAACCCAAGTCCCGCGCCACTCGGCCCGCCTGCATGGCATTGGTCCGCCAATTGGGGGCGCGATTTGCTCCTGATTCCGTAGCTATTCCAGGCGACTGCATAAGCGCTGGGGCCTGATTTTCTTCATATTTTTCGAGTACGAACCCCAGGCTGGAATCGCCACCTGCGGGGCCAATCCGGTGGGTAGCACCCAACTGCTGGCGCTGCAGCTCCGCCATCGCGGCTCCGGGCGTGGCAAAGGGCGCGCCATCAGGGGCTGCCACGACGGCCGAGGCCGGCAGACGCGGCACCACGTCGTACCCTCGGCCGCTGGCATGCGGCACCACAGCCGTTGCCATGCCGGCCTCGCGCGCCTGCATGCGCAAGGCATTGGCGGCGTTCAGGCGCAGTGGCTGGCCGGTGCGGTTGATGGGCCCGTCCTGCGCTGGCGCTCGCCCGCCGGTGCCGATGGCCGCGTCTTCCACCACCCGGCCCTGCACGTCAATCACGTTGCTTTCGTCGGTGACGCTTGGGCCGGTGCGCCGTGGCACCAGGTCGCGCCCCGTAGCGGCGATGAACTGGGCGTCGCTTGCAGGAGCGGAGTCGGCGGCGATGGCCGCCACCTTTGACACCGGGCCGGCGGCCGGGTCGATACCCATGCGCTGCGAAGGTGTGAGAGCGCGCGAGGTGCTTTCCAGGCCCAGGCTACCGGTGTCGAAATCTGGAGCTGGCATTTCCAGATCGCCGCCGCGCGCCGATACAGCGCCGGGCGTGGTGTCCCACTGCGGCGTCGCATCCCCGGGCTGATAGTCCACGCCCGCGGCACGCGCTTGCCGTTCGCGCTCCAGCTTATCGGCGGCTTGCCGGGCAACGGCCTCCTGCTCCCAGGCGGTGAACGGATCCGGCTCTTCCTGCGGCCGGGGCGTCACGAGATCTTCGAAGGTCGCGGGCTCCCCACGGTCCACCGAATTGATTGGTGCCCCGGCCAGGTTCTCGATGCTCGCTTCGGTAGACAGCTGGTCGGCGCTCTCGGCCGCCTCAATGGCCCTGCCACGCGCCTGCTCCTCGGCCTGTGCACGCTGGCGCTCCTGGGCCCTGCTCCGCGCTCCATCGACCGCGCCCGTGGCGCCATTCACAACACCACCGCCAATGCCGCCCATGGCGGCCGACAGCGCCGTGTCCTCCAGGTTCTCAACGGTGCTCGGGTCCTTGAACGCGCCCCACTGCTCGATCACGTTCTGAGCGCCTTCGGTCGCACCCTCTCTCAGCACGCCCTTCCCGGCTTCCTTGAGCACCGAGCCAGCGCCAACAGGAACGCCCTTGAGCACGTTCAGCGCCTTTCCCATGCCGACGCGCTCCAGGGCGGTAGCGGGGATGGCCGCCGCCAGCGCGCGAGCCTTGTCCTCTTGGCCGGCCTCTTTCTGCTCCTGGCGGATACCGCCGTATTCCTGGGTGAAGATGGGCAGCAGGCTACCGGCCGCCCCGCCAATGAGCGCGCCAGTCGCAGCGCCGCCGGGGCCGGCAAGAGCGCCAATCGCCCCACCAGCGCGCGCTCCCGCGAAACCACCGGCAGCCGCAGCACCGATCTGAGGCGCGAACTGCCCTACGGCTTCCTTCACCGCCAGCACCGGGCTGTCGATCAGGTCGCGCAGCCGGCGAATGCCCGCGGGGTTGCGATCGATGATCCCTTGGCCGGTGTCGTGCACCGCGCGCGTGACGGCATTGGGGCCCACCACGTCCTCGGCAGCGGTGGCCGCCGTGGTGAGCATCTGGCCGCCGGTGCGCTTGATCGTGGGGAAAAACCCTGGAGCAGCGGCTTCCTTTGCGGGAGGCGAGCCGAACGCCTCCTCATAGCTGAAGCCACTGCCCTGGTCCGGGGAGCCTTGGGTTTCCGAGTTGAGACCGAAGGCCTCTTCGTAGGAGAAGGATTCGTTTGCCATCCTCCAACTGTTCACGCGCGCGCGCGATCAGTCGAACCCTATGCGGGGGTGTCCAGACGTAAACAAATTCCGCACGCGGCGGGAGGTGTCACCAAGTAGGTGGCGATCACGGAGGGCTTGTCTCGCCTTCAGCCGGAGGCTTTGGAGGATCAGGGCTCGGTACGAGTGGCGGACCTGGCACCACGAATTGCAACACGAGATCGCTATGCTCGTACATGGTCTCTTTGATCTTGTGGCCCAGGGGCGCAAGATACAGTTGAGCGCCTTCACGACGAGCGAACTTCATGGCGGGAACAAAATCGCTGTCGCCCGTCACCAGAACAATCACATTGGCCTGCTTCTTCAGTGTGAGGGCCGCGATATCCATCCCAATCCGCATGTCCACGCCCTTCTGCGTGATCGCTGGTTTCAGATCGCATTGCGCAATTTCCAGCTTATCGCCTGCGGCTCGGTCAAGCTTCCTAGCTTTGATGGACCAGCCATTGAAACTAAGCTCTCCAAGACGGAGTGCCATGAGGGGCAGCCTGGATAGGTGCAAGAACAGTTGCTTCGACCTGGCGACCAACGGTTCCTTGGAGAACTCGATCACTCCGCCGTTCAGAGGCTTCTTCTCCGTCGATTCCAGTGGAACGGAGTCGTAGTAGTACACGCGGTGGAGCCGCATGTTTTCCAAAGCTGGGTTCGTGCAGATTGCCGTCACAAGGCGCTCGAAATCGTCTGCAGTTGCAGGCGTCTTGGCGTTGCCGAGCTTTCGTTTGGCAAAACCGCCATCGATCAAAACTGCAAAATTGACGGTCATGCGGGCAAAAAATTGGCCGCCAAACAGGTCGAAGGTCGAGCCTTCTGTTACATGTCACCTGTGGGGCAGCCGTCTCTTATCGAGGATTCGATATTAATCTGATGCCGCTGTGGATAGTGTGGATAAGCTGTTGTTAGTTTGCACTAAATCCTACTCTAGTCTGGTTTTGAACGACTGACTGTAGGATTTGAGCGCTTTTCCAAGGATCTGGAGACAATCTCGGGAACACACATGGGCATCCGTTGCGTGCTTAGATTTGCCAACCTAGGATTTTTGCGCAAACCCGCCTGACCGCCATCTCAGCACCCGCCGTAGTTTTTCCGTCCACTCGCCGTGAGGGTATACGTCCCTCCCCGGGGCCCGACGTAGCAAGTGGCTCCGCCTGAGGGTGTTGGGCGAGGGGTTGATATGACAGCCTTGGCCGCAGGCGGTGCGGAATAAGCCGCGCGAGGGGTTGCTGGAGAGGCCGGCAGGGAGGACGGAGCACTGACGTGCGACTGTTGATCCATCTGAGTCGCGGCACGCAAACACTCCATGCGCTTTGGCGCGGCCTCAAACAGATTGCAGGCCTCCAGCAGGATCTCCGGTGGGCCAGCCTTCACGCAGATCGGCAAGAACAATACAACTGCCGCGATCAAAAGCTTGCTCATGACACCCTCGCTTGTGTCTTGATGTTACGAACAACTCCCTACGTTGGGCTTCCACGTTTTCCCGCAGGCTCCGCACAGCTGTCAGTCCCAGTTGAGGCAAGGACGGAAGGGTGCTCAGCGCACCGGCTGAAACTGGCTACCATCCCACCGCGCAGGCCCACGCGCTGTCTGGTACACCTGCCCCTTCACCATCGCATCACGGGATGACGGCATGGCCGCCCCAAGACCCGGCCCTCCCTCCGCCCGCGTCTCCCCAGACCGCCGGTTGTAGATCACGCCTGGCTGCGTGATGAGCAGATTCGTTTTCGGGTCCACCACTTGGCCGCCGGGCGAGTGGGCCCAGACATCATCGTCCGTCTTCCCGGACAGCGCCATCAGACGTGCACGTGCTGACCGCTGGGCCTCAGGCGTCTTGGCGTTCTCCAGTTCCACCTGGGCCCGCTCCACGCGCTCGCTCGTGCGGTTCTGGTGCCCCGCAGCGATCTGCTCGAGCGTGAGCCGACCACGGGCGATCTGGTTGGCTTCGTCATAACGCTGGGACTCGATGCCGGTGCGCTGCAGCTGTCCGGCCTGGATCAGGCGCTCGCGTGCCGACTGCCCCTGCTGCTGGGCCAGCATCACCGCCAGGTCGCCGGCGTTGCGCTCCTGCTGCAGGTCCTGGCTGTTCATCCTGGCCAACGCTGCGCGCCCCCGCTCTGCGGTGGGCCGGTGGATAGAACTGGCTGAGACCTCCGCGTCACGGCGCTGCTGCTCTGGCGAACGCCCGAGCATGTTGCCCCTGGTGTCGGCCGAGCCGATGACACCCGAGTAGCCGCCGGTGAAGCTGCCCGGGGCGACGGGACCGGAGCCCGGACCCATCCCCGCCGCCATCAGCCGGACGCGTGCTCCTTGTTCTTGGCTGGCGGCCAGATTGCCGCCGGCGTTCAGGTTCTGTGTGCTGGGCTGCGCATTCCCGGTCAGGCCGGGGTTTCGCACTTGGTCCACCGCGGTGCCGGGCAAGCGCGCCCCGCCGCCCTGCGTGGTGCCCGAGGCGCCGGACCCGCTGGTCGAGAACGCATAGCTGCCATTGGGGCCTGTAGCCACGTTGGAGCCGGCTGGCGCTACATCGAGGCGGCCCCAGCCCTGGCCGTTGATACCGCTGCCGGCCATGGGCTTGCCGCTGGCATCTGCGTAGGACACCGGGCCCGAGACATTCCCACCGGAGAATTCCATCGTGCCGTTGGCGCTGCGGCGCGCGGTTACCGCCCCTTGCGGGTTGGCCTGTGCCACCTGGGCATTCGTCATCGCACCTCGGTCCCAGTTCGGCACCGCTGGCGGTTGCCCGACGACGGTAGGCGCTGGCGCAGCGGGGTTTACGAAAGTTGGGTTCACCAGCCCACGGCCCGCACCACCGCCCGCGTTCGTCGCTGGGTCCGATGTGGCCCGGGCGGGTGCTGCCTGCCCAATGGGCGTGGCGTCTCCGGTGGCAAAGGTCTTGAGCGCCTGCGCGGCAGGGTCGAGCACGGTCTTTGCACCGGTAGCGACGTCATCTGCCAGCCCGATCAGCGGCGCACCCATCACGCGGGCCGACTGGCCCAGTGCCGCACCAAGTCCGCCCTGTTGGTAGGCGCTCCTGGCATCGTCCATGGCGCCGCCGATGGCCCGCGCCGTGTTGGGGAAGGCTGTGGCGGCCAGACCTGGGCCAGCCGGCGCCGACGCGGCTGGCTGCGGCTCCACTGGCGCCGCACCAACCTGGGTCACGCCTGGGTCACGCGCAGCCGCCGCCGCATCGCCGAAGCTGCTGGGGCGGCTCTCCTGTGCGGCCGGGCTACCGCGCGCTTCAGCGTCCGCTTGCAGCGCTGCGCCTGCAGCTTCGCCCTGGCGGATCGAGACGGCAGCGTCTTGGGCCATGGCATTGAGCGCATTGCCCACATAGTCCTCTTTCGGACGATAGCGCGACCCCGCCAGCCCACCATCGACGAATCGTGCTGGATGAGGCGGCTTGCCGCTGGGCGTGTGGGTCATGTGCACCAGGTCCCGCAGGCTCTTGATGCCCACCTTGCGCACCGTGTCCGCCGGCAAGACGAACTCGCCTTTGGACAGGCGGGCGGGGATGGAATCTGACGTGCCGGTGCCCGGGCCTCGGACGTGGCCACCATCACGGTAGCCGGGAGCAGGCCCGACACTGCGGGCAATCTGGGAGAGGGTTTTTCGCATGGCGTGCCTTCTGGGTGTCGAGATGAATTCTTGTGCGGCACTGGCTGAACGCGAACCCCTGCAGGGTGGCAGTCACCAGTTGATGGCCACCACGGGCGCACGCCGGTCGCGCTGCTTGCGCTGCACACTCGCGTCAGCGCGCGCGCCGAATGCCTGCGTGAACAGCGCCAAGGACTCAGCGGCTTTGGTGGGGTCGAACGTGTCGGCGTCCTGCTTGAGGTAGGCGCGGTGAAGCACCCAGTCCATCAGGCGGTCGTGAAACCGCTCGGGGATTTCGGGCCGCTCCTGGTCGCGGTCCTCGCTCAGCGGCTTGAGCGCGCCGCGGTAAACGGTGAGCGCCACCGCATCGGCTGCCGTGGGCGTGGGCACCAGGCGCACCCTGGCGGCTTGGGCGCCGCTGGCCTGCTCGAAGATGAAATAGCGCGGCGTTCCCGTGCGGCTCTCCCAGCCCGGCATGTCGGCGTCGAGCGCTTCCACACTGGTCTCGTCGAGGGGCCGGCCACGCAGGGCCAGCCGCTTGATCTCGAACACGCTGGCATGCAGGGCGTAGGTGTCCTGCCCCGGTGCAAGCGTCAGGGACATGGAGCGGTCCTCAATCAGCTTGGCGCGCTCGCACGCCTCCTGCACCGCCTCGTTCAGGTAGCGAACGATGTTCTCCGAGGACCAGAACTGCGGCGCCGCGTTGTCGCCCACCGTGTCCCGGAACTCGGTGATGTAGTTCTCTACCTTCATGGCTTAGGCCTTGGCCGTCAGCTCGGTGAAGACCGCGTCGGCCTCGTCGCGCGCCACCTTGAAGCCGACGCGGGCTTGGAGTTTGCGCAAATCGGGCTTGCCTTCGTTGGTGAAGTCGCCTTCTGCCCTGCCGTCCAGCATGCCCGTCAGCGCGGCGGAGATGGCGGCCTTACGGACGTCCGGTGTCATGACGAAGGAGGTGGTGTCGTCGAAGGCCACTGCACCGCGAGCGCTGGCCTCTTTGTGGAACATGGGGTCCAGGTCGACACCTTCGGGCGTGATCTGGGCAGTGTGGCCAGTGGTCAATGCAACGTGCATGGGCTGGTCGGAAGGGGAGCGGAATTTCATGATGGTTTCCTTAAAAAGCGCCCGGCGGTTGTCAAGGTTCCGCCGGGCGAAGGGTCACGAATGACCCGACCACTGAGAACTGATCAGCCCTGGCTGAACGCTGCGCGGCCGTCCACGATGTAGAGCACCGTGAGGCGACCAACACCGGCAGAGGCAGCCGTGCCCGTTGCAGTCCAGACCACGCCGACCGTGCTGGGCTCGGCGTACTTCTTGCCGGTCGGCACGATGGCCACCGCGCCAGCAGCCGTGATGTCCGCGGACTGGGCGGCGTAAGTGGCGGCTGCCGCCGTCTCTGCGCCCACCTTGTCGCCAATGGAAAACTTGTCGTCCGTGCCGCTGTTGAAGATGGTGGTGATCGCGAGGTGGCCGCCCACGACGATGGCGCCGCCGGGCAGATCGACGGCTGGCGCATAGACGCCGCTGGCAACGTCCGCAAAGGTGAAGTCGGCAGTGGCCGCAATGACTTCCTGGCGGCCGGATTTCTTGGTGATGGTCATGATGGTTCCTTCAACATCAGGGGAAAGATGGAAGGACGGAGCCCGCAGGCCCCGTCCCAGGGGCGCTGCTTATTGCAGGTAGTGGTCGATGGTCAGCAGGCCGAAGTCCTCGTCGCTGCCGTCGTAGATCGAGGGGAAGACGGGCTTCAAGAAGCCGATCATCCGGTCGATGTTCAGGCCGACTTGGCTGTCGTACTGGAACAGCTTCTCGACCCAGTTGCCGTCGCCGATGTCAGCGAAGCCCAGGGCCTGGGCACCGCACAGCAGCGTGCGAGTACCGTTTACCAGACCACCAGAACCCCACTTCGAGCCCGAGGCGGCGCCCTTCGTGTTGTAGACCAGGTTGTGCTCGTGGATCACGGCGCCGTCCACCGTCACAGTCGCACCGGTGAACCAGGGCGAGTCCATCCCTGCCTTCGTGGCCACGGCCACCACAGCGCGCTGGTATGCCTCGTCCTTCTTCAGGGCGGCCAGGGTGCCAGGAGCCACGAACATCACGTAGTAAGGCTTGCCACCTGCCATCAAGGGCTTGATGCGGCGTTCCTTCGCGTAGGCGATGGCGTCCACGATCATGTTGTACTTCGGCACGTAGCCCGTGGTGATGCTGCCAGTGTTCGACACAGCCAAGCTGGCGCCATCCCACATGAGCGAGCGCTTGGACGAGGGCGCGGTCACGTCCGCAGCAAAAGTCAGCCCAGGAAACACAGAACCGACGCGCGGTGCTCCGTTGTTCTCGAAGGCGTAGCTGATGCCCGACATCGTCAGGAACGCAAGCTGGTCGGTACGGTTAGCCAGCCAGAACGAGAGCTTGTCCTTGCCCTGGTAGCGGAAGCTGATGACGTTCTTCTGATCATCCAACCGGCCCTTGTTCTTCACGCCGTGGCTGATCTGGTCGATCTGGATGATCTGGCTATGGGATGCCATCGCCTCTTCCATGCCTTCTCGCTCGTCGTCACCTCGCACGCCGTCTCCGACCAGGTCGGCCACCAGCTGGAACAGGCACTGGGTGCCCTTCTCGGTGGCAGTGAGTTCAGTGATGCGGTGCACGACGCTGTTGCCCGTGTCGCTCATGAAGTTCTTGAGGAACATCTGGTCGCGCGCGGCCTTCCAGACGACGCGGGACCAGTTGACTTTTTGAATCGGCGTCAGTTCGCCGAACGCAGTGAATGCCATGTCTATCTCCAATAAGTAGGGTTACTTCCCGGGACATGACGCCGCCCATCTGCGGAAAACATGGCTGTTGAGGCGGCCAAGAGCGCCTGACTGTTTAACGCCCGTCAGAGGCTGCACCCCGGGGAGATGCTGGCAAGGTGGGTGAATCCTTGCCAGCCTTGTGGCCGCCCTACGCGAGGCCGAGTGCTTTATCCATCTCCGCTTTCGACAGCCCAGAAATCTGTTCGTCGGAAAGCTTGGTGGAGCCATCGATCTTGGGCGCCGTGGCACGGTTGCCCATGCCAGCCTGAACCGCAGCCGGTTGCAGCAGAGAATCCGCTGCACCACGCTTGTCTGCGCGCTCCAGGCGAGTGTCCACAGAACCAGCCCCACCCGCCAAACCCTGAAGGGGGGGACCAGCAGGAGCGAAGCGCGGGGCAATGGTCGAGATTGCCTCTGCGAGGGCGTCGTGGCGCTTTTGGCCCTGTGCCACCTTGAGCGTCACAGCCGCTTCGATCAACTCCAGTGCCACTGCGCCCTCGGCTTCGTCCAGCCAGGGGTATTCCTGGATCGCTCGCTCCACCACCGCCTGGCTAAGAGCGGTGGATTGCTGATGCTGGGACACCTGCTCGAAGCGTTGCAGGGCAGAGTTCTCGATGTGTTGATTGATCTCGCGCCGAATCGCGCTGGCGGCCTTCGTGTCGCCGTCGAGCAGCGCCTGGGCGTACTCCTCCTCGGCGGCGTCCACATCGAAGGCGATTGGTGTTGGAGCCGCGGCCTGTGCCGGAGCAACTGCTGGCTGTTGGCCTGCCTTGAGGGCCTGGACTTCCCGCTGCGTAGCCGCCAGCTGCTCTTCCAGAAGCCGCTTGTTCTCGTTCACTTCGCGGAAGCGGGCGTAGGGCACGTTCTGCGTGCTACCGGTGCCTTCCCCTGATCCCGCATCGCTGCCAGCCGCAGGCGCAGCGGCCGGTGCTGGCGCAGGCGCGGGCGCTGCTGCCTCGCCCGTGCCGGTGATCGGCAGAGCATCATTGCCCAGGTCCAACGCCTCATCTTCATTGGTGGTGCCAGTAGTCCCTGGCGCTTGTGCTTGGTCTTGCGTGGTCATCTCGTGGTTCTCCTTCAGGGTTGCAGGCCATCGGCGGCCAGGGTTTCGATTCCGTCGCTCGCGCCCACGGCGGGGCTGGCTGGGCTCATGGGGTCCGTGTTCTTGGGCAGGTCCACCGTGGGTAACCCGGCGGGCGCCTGCGGCACGATGGGGCCCTGGTCGTGGTCCACTGCTCCGGCGGACTTGAGCAGGCGGTCGGCCAGCCCGGCAGTAGCGGGTGTCTGCGCAATGACCTGGGCGGTCTGGACTGCGCTGTATTGGCTCTTGACCTGCACATCGGTGGCCTGCACGTCGTGCTTTCGGGCCTGCGCCTTGATGAGCTCCACGCGCGCTTCCAGCGTGGGATCGGCTGGCGGCTGGTCGCCGGGCAGGGACTCCAGAATCTCCTGCTTGTCCGACAGGTTGGAATACCGCACCATCGTTGCGTCGTTGATCCGCACCCCGGCCTTGCGCATCTCCAGCGCCTGCTGGAACTGGCTGTTCTGGAACGTCACCTGCATTGGCTGCTCGGTGATGACCACGTCGTAGGTGCCAATGGTCACGTCGTTGATGTAGCCGCCCGTGGCCGGGTCGAACTTGTTGATCTCCAGCACCTCCTCCTTCGGCTTGCCCGTCATGGGGTCCGTCTCGGTGATGCGGAAGACGCGGTGCGTGTCGTAGTAGCGCTGGATCAGCTTCAGGATGCGCTTGGCCAGTAGCTGGCGCGTGTAGGCCAGGTTATCCAAGGGCACGGACAGCTGCTGCTGGCTGGCGAACTGCTTGGCCTGGATGGCAATACCGGAGGTCTCGGGGCCCTGAACGCCGCGCATGGCCTCGGGCACCGTCACATCCTTGAGGGCCTTGTCCGCGCGGTCGATGAGGTGCGTCACCCCGGTGGGCACCTGGTTCGGCTGAATCTTCTGGGGAGGCTTGCTCCCCTTTTTGTATTCGATCACCAAGCCGTTCTGGGCGCCCCGCGTCTCCAGTTCCTTCATGGTCATGTTCGTGACGGAGTTCTCCTCCACCACCCAGCCGCTGTTCGCACTGGAATTGACGATGTGCACCACCTGGGACACGGCCTTGTTCAGAACCTCCTGCGGCCCGATGGCGTTGTCGATCATCCCTACGGTCTTGCCTCGGCGGAAGTAGGCGAAGTACGGCACCACAGTGAAGTGCTCGTAAGGGCTGTAGTGGTCGTGAAGCGTGGCGGTGAAGGTGGTGACGGTCCACTTCACCCGGCGGCGCATGCGCTTGGCGCGCACCGCACCATTGGCCAGCGCGTCAGCGACAGAGTCGGCGGCCATGGTGGCTTCCACCTGCACATCACCTGTTCCAGGCCACACCAAGCAGGGCGTCAGCTCATAGACAAACCGCTGGCGATCGATGACACGGTAGCGCTCAAGGCCGTCCTCCTTGGTGGCGCACGCGTCGGTATAGCCCCAATCTTTCCGGGTGGCGAACTTGTTCCGTTCCACCCCATCTTCGAGGTCTCCGAAGTCGTGGCCAGCGTCGTTGCTGTCCTCGGCGCGCTTCCTGGCCGTCTTGCCGTAGATCTGCTCGATCTCGTCCAGCGTAAGCCAGCGGGTGATGATCACGTCGCCCCACTTGTCCGGGTCGTAGCTCTTGGCGTCCGGGTCCGGGATGACGTCCAGCGGGTCGAGCGTGCCCACCACGATCTCGCCCTTGATGTTTTCGTCGAAGGACATGCGCACGTCGAAGTACCCGCGCTGCTGGATCAGACCGTCGCTGAACACCTGCGTTTCGTTCCAGTGCAGCGCGCACAGGTCGGCCACCTGCATAGCCGCCTTGGACAGGATCGTGGCCTTGAGGAGGTCCGCGTCCCCGCCGCGCGGTTTGAACGCGATGTCCATGCGGTTGTGGATCTGGTAGCCGATTGCGCTGTTCACGCTGGGCATGATCTGGTTGAACTCGTAGCCCGGCCTGCGTGCCTGGATCAGCGCCGCGCGCTGCTCGGGCGTGAGCTGGCGCCCGCCGCCCAGGTACATGTCCTCGCAGCGCGCCGCATGTGGCAGGTAGTCGGCGTGACCACGGTCCTTGCCGTAGAGGTAGCGCGCCCAGTTCTCGCGCGCTGCGCCGTCCGCCAGGCTGGTGGGTGATGTGTCGTTCATAGTCATGCAGTCGCTTGGTCCCAATGGTCGGAACCAGCGGCTGCGAGGCGGTCTCGCCAGCTCTTGGCCTTCGGCTTGGGCTCGGGTTTGGGGATGTCGGCCGCGAAGGTCATGGCCACGGAATCGCCTTTGTCCGGGCTGCGGCCCAGAAGCTTGCGGATGTCGTCCTTGTCGTTGATCTGGATGGCGGCGCCCTTGCCCATGGTCACGACCTTGTAGCGGGGGGCAGTGAGGTCGCCCAGCAGCTCCTGATCGGGCGGGAGTGCGATGGGATCAGGGTTCGTGGGGTCCAGCGCCTCG